ACCAGGGTCCATTAGACGTGAGATCTCTGCAAGTTGACTAGATCCAGGTACAGCAGCACTAGTCAAGAAACTAGACGACCACTTAGCAAGAGCATTAGGGTTACCATTAAGAATGTCCATTAGTGGCTCAAGACCTGCAAGTGCAGTTTTATCTGTAATAGCAGCACTAAGTACAAAACCCATCTTATGTAGGTTTTCCCCAAGTTCATTTGGTGTCAAAGTACCAGCACTTGATGCACCACCTGCAGCAGATAAACCAAAATCTAAACCATTATCCATGATGTCAACAGTAGTAGACAACCAAGTAGTAATAGGTCCAAGGTTATCGTAACTTACCCACTCACCACCAGGAAGACGGATAGAACGTGGTTTCCAATCAGCATTACGTCTTAGTGCTTGTTTTTGTTTATCATAAAGACCGTTACCAGTAATGCTGTCATTAAGGAACAACGAAACCGCACCAGTCACTGCTAAAGCACCAAAAGCTTTACGACCTTTCAAGTCAGCACGAATCTCATTATATTTAGCACGTGCAGTAATTGGATCAACTTCAATACCACGTGATGCGAGTAAAGTTTCAACCTCTTCAAAAGGCATGTCGTCAAACTCACGTCTAAACGCACTAAAGTCTTTAACAAAAAGACCAAGTGGATTATAAGAAGCAGCAAGTTTTAGTTCGTTGATAGGTGTTTTGGTGAACAGAAGGAATGGCTTGAAAATAGGTGCATAATTAATCAAATTAGACAACGCATTACTAGCTGCGTTATCCAAGTTCAATGAGATTTCACCACTAGTTGCTTTAACTGCTGAATCAGTAATAATACCATCAGCATCAAACATCTTATCATATACCTTACGGTACAATTCATCACCTACCTTTGCATCAAATGGTAACTTACCACCTTTAGTTAGGTCATCAAATACCCTAGCCTTTGCTTCAGACATAGCGACCATAGACTGGGTAAACCCGTCCATAGCTTGCATAGCACGGTTACCAAAACGTAACCAAGGATGATTAGCAAGGTCATTCATGTTATTAGCAACTTCTGCCATAAACTGAGGACCATATTCACCTTGAGCTGCTTTAGCATCAGCAAATGCATTAATAAGTTCAAGTTGTCGTGAAGCTACCCCATACTCTTCCCGTGCTTCAATAATATTAGGATCCATACCAGAACGCTTGAACACTTGTTTCATGTATTCAAACGATTCTTGTAGTGATTCAGCAACACTACTATATTGATACCATCCACGTCGAACAGTCTTTAGGTCTCCATTAAGCAGACCACCTGCCATCACACGTAGTGGTTTTTCAATAAGTTGTACTGTGTTAGAAAGTCCAGCACGAATTGGTGTACCAAAAGCACTCAATGTACCGTTATAAACATTGGAGTAGAAACCCTTAAGGATTACAGAAGGGATCTCTGGTTGACCATCAATAAAAGCTTTACTAAGAGTAGCTGTTGATTGCTTGAGGTAATTGTTAAGTTTGGTAATAGTAGAGATATTACCATCAGTCATCTCATACGCCAGCATTAGCGGACGTAACATCTCAGGTTCTGTCTCACTAATTTGTCGTAGGTTATCAATAGTAAACCTCGCTTCTTCTTTTACTTTAGCCAATGCAGCAGCAGTTTGATCTGCTTCACCACGAATAGCCTGTTCAATACGTTTAGCTTCTTTAACGTCCAATGCCTCACCAGTAGTGAGTTTATTGAACAAGTTCATCATCTTATTAGACTTATTTTTGGTGTAAGAAGCCATGTTCTTTTGAACCATTAAGAACTCCATCCTATCAAGGATTTGTTCTGTTGCACGTTCAATAGCTGGTGTACCTTCAGTAAGACGCATACCCTGAGCCATGTCAGAGATTTGTCCACCAAATGAAGTACCTACATAAGCTTGTGCTTTCATGTAATCCATGTTAGCAAAGTCATCCATGTACTTCTTCAAAGCACCAACAACACCTTTATAAGCATCATCAGATAGAACTGTAAGACCAATGGGTTTAACATCAGACAAGTCAGGAAGTTGTGTACGTAGTGCTTGTACATCCATTTCATAAAATGTAGCAGCAAGACGCTCACCTGCATCTTTAATGTCAGCACTACTTAGATCAAGTCCAGAAGCAGAACGATAACCATAATCATCTGCTGCAGTCAATACATCAGCAAGACCTTTTTGTACAGTCAATTGATTGTCAACATTCTCCAAGCTAAACTTAAGAGCACCTTCAGATACAGCATTACCAAGACGACCATAAATAGTATCTGAGTTACTGGCGATGCGTGCTGCATCAATAGAAGCACCAACAATACCAAGATCATCTACAGAACGTACACCCATCTCCTGATAACCATAAAGATCATGGTAACCAAAGATAGGTTCAGAAATATCAACATTACGTTGAATTGTAGTCAACCCACTTTCTGCTGCCAAATCATCAAACCCTTTACGAGTAGCCTCATCCATGTTATCCCATGCGTCGGAATAAAGGACTCTAGCTTCTTCAGGCGATATAGTTGTAGCACGGGCTGACATTGAATCAATGTAATAGTCCCTACCACTTACAGGTACTTCAGTTTCTACAACACGTTTAGATAGGTTATAGTTACCAATCTCATCCAAAGAATCAGAACGTGCAGCGGCTGCTGCTTCTACAACATCATCTACATCACCTTCAGGTTCAACATTACGACTGAAGTATTGACCTGCCTTTTCAGTTTCAGGGATTGCCGCACCCTTGGCAAAACCACCCCGACCACGGAATAGTTTATTAAGACCAAGTAGCATATCTGTACCAAGTCCTAGATACGCACCTTCAAGTACATTCTTTGCACGTTTAACTTCAGGGCTGTCTCCATCTAGTGTAGCTAGGTTTTCTGGCAACCAACCAAAGTAACGTGGATAAGTTTTACGAAGTGCACCAGCAAGGTTATCATCCTCTTGGTTAAATTCAACTGTGTAGTCAACAGCTGCGCCAGCACCTGAACTGAATGCTACAGTACCAATGCGTCGTACAAGAGGATCATTCAAAAACTTACCAACCCTGGTTGTTGTACCTAGTTGACCTGCTGCACCTGTAAGCGCAGAGGTACCACCAGCACCTAGTGCTACAGTCGGGATAACAACAGACATGATCTCCCGAGAGCTTTGTGCTACTTCGTTTTCAAACTTAGGTACTTTTGGTAGGTCAACACCAGGAAGAAGATTAAGAGCATCAAGCACAAAATCTGACACACCGGCAAGACCCATCATGTCAAATTCAGCGCCTTCACGACGCATCTTCTCTAAATCAATGTCACCTGTTTCAGTCCTGTATGGACCTGTTTGTGGTTGTTCAGGAGGTGCCTGCTGACCTCCAGCCGTAGCTGTTGGTTGAGACACCTGTGGGGTTGCAGGCTCTTGGGTTTGTTCTGGCTCCAGATAAGTTTGCAGTTCGGCTTGTTCAGCCTCAAGTAATGCAAGTTCTTCTGGTGTTAGATCGGGCGTACCCTCCAAAAGCTGCTCATCATAATCGTTCATTAGTAATTAACCTAATTTACTGGTTTAAAAATCTATTATATTGAGCAAAAGATTGTTCTGCTGTTGTGTTAGTTTGTCCATAGTGACGTGTTAGTCCCGCCCAAATACGACCAGCTTTACGTATTTGATCTACGCTCATGTTTTCAAAATTAACACCACCTTGCCTAGCAAGATCTAAGATCATACGGTCTTGTGTTTCAGGACTAAAAACAGTATCCCAACTGTAACCACCACGTTCGACCAAGCCTCTTAATGTTTCAGGCATTAGCTGTAAAGCACCTGAAGCTGATGAATTGTATTGATCTTTTTTGAATGGAATTTTACCGCCGCCAAGACGTTCAGGAATAGCATCAGTTCCACCGAGTTTAATTGCGTCATACAATTCACCAAGTGTAAATTGAGTTAGCTGTGGTACAACTGCTCCACCATATACTGTATTATAACCATTAGCCCCAAAAGTACCTTCAGCAGACCTTACTGTTTGGATAAAAGCAGCTTCATTTTTTGAAATTGATCTCCCAAAACTACTACTACGGGTAGGAGCTGTAGCACCACTACCATCTCTCATTGTATTAGCCCGATTAGTCCTTTCTGGAACTCCACGGTGTGTATTACGAATGCGTTTACCTTTGTTTGATTCTGCAGCTAGTTCTTCCATTCTATCCCATAATGGGGCTTTTAGAATGTCTAAATTATTAGCTTTATTAAGTGTTTTTGCAAGCTCATAAGGAGACATATTAAGCTTGTTAGCTATATTATTAAACAAAGCACTTGTAGGTATACCGTTATTTAAATTCCCTAAATTACCATAAACAACAGAAGCTCCCATAGCAGTAGACAATTCTTTAAAATCTCTGCGGGTTGTTGGTGTGGTTTTAATAACATCAATAGCGGCATTTAGAGCTGCGGCATCTACTTTAGCTTTAGCTCTATCAGAAGCTAACTCATTCATAATAACAGTATAATTACCTCTCGCATCAAATGCTCCATCGGCTGCTTGAATTTTTTGGGTAGTTTCCATCTCCATAGCAAATGCTTTAGGGTAACCAAACGTGGCAGCATTTTTTAAATACGATTGAACCCTTCGTGATGCCATGATAGCAACAGTACCGCTAGCTGCAGCACTACCAAGTGCTTGGATTTCAGGGGCTGCTTTTACTTGATCACGAATAGCTTTTATATGCTCTTTAATAATAGGGTTGTTATCTCTTTCCTTAATTTTAGCTTCCCATTTATTACGAACTTCTGCAGTAAGACCGGTATAATTGTTAAGTTCGTCTATTGTAGGCAGAATACCTGAGCGATTATACCTGTCTTCAAATCGTTGATCTGCATAATTTGAAGTTTGAATATCAGCTAAATAGAGTTTGAATTTAGCAATAGCGTTTGGGTTAGCTCCTTCAAGAAGCAAAGCCTCTTCTTGAGCACGAAAATTTTCTTCTTGGATACGACCAGTTGAATCAAGCTCTTCATTGAGCACCTTATAAGCTGCGTCTACTTTTTCTGCTTTTTCAAGCTCTACTCTTTCTCTATAATTTGCGTTGTTTGCTTTTATTTGTGCTTTAACGGTTGCCATAAAGGATGCCATTTCCTTTGTCCCACCGAACCGCTCAAGAAGACTTTGGTCCTGATCAAATTTATTAGTAACAAGATCTAAAGCTTTGTCTGGGGGTATAACGCTTGTCTTAACAGAATTTTCAACCCACTCTAAAGTTTCTATTCTACTACGAGCACTAGGATTAGTAGTAATTTCACGGTGGATGCCAGCCATTTTATCTGTTTTGTAGACATTTGCTAAAGTTTTAAAACGCGCATCTTTAAGTTTTATTGCCTGTTCTTTAGAGTTTGCTGTATGATAACCTCTAAGAATAGTCCTAGTGTTAGAACGTATTTCTTTGTAAATACCAGAACTTTCTAGAACTTCAGGGCGAGCACCAGCAAACTTTGCTTCAATAAACTCTGCGTTTAAACTTTTAGCTTTTGCATTAATTTGCTCAATTGACGGTTGCTCTTCTTTACCTTCAAAAGATTCAAAGAAATCTCTCAAACCTTGGTCTATGTAAGCAGCGTGCGAAAGCGCAGAGTTTTGGTAAAGAGCAGTTACATTGAACCATTGGTTAGAACCACTCTTTTCAAAAGCTTTGTAAAGAGCATTAATTTGAGCATCACTAGCACCGTCTTCTATTTTACGTTGAATAAATTCAATCTGGTTAAACTGTGATCTAGTTAATTTTTGGTTAATACCACGAATTGATTGTAGATCTTCAAAGTCTAGACCTGCATCTAAAGCAATTTGATGTAGTGCAGCACGCTCGTTTTTCTTTAAAGTTTCGTCAATTTGTGCATAAGTTTGAAAAGCTGTCTTTGAAAACTCTGCGAGGTCTTTAAACCCTTTGAGTTTTTGCTGTGCTTTTATTGCTTCACCTTGAATTTGATTTTGATAATTTAACCTTTCTTGTTCATGATGAACTTTTTTGCTTTTAATTTGTGCTTCAAAATTTTCGTCACGTTGTGCCTGCTCTTCACTAAATTTAAGCTTCAGAGCTGAAAGGTAAATTTCGTCGTTTTTTTCTTTAAAGTTTTGTGCTGCCTGCCTTCCTCTTAGTTGTCTGGCAGTTTCTTTTTCTATTTGTTGTGATTGATCGGGGGCAGTGATTTGGAAATCTGAAAAGCTCCCCTTTGGTGCAAAACTTTTATATTGTGCCATAAAGAAGAGTTAATTAATTGTTCAATAGAGGATTATAGCTGCTAGGAAAATTCATAGCTTGGCTAAAAGTAAAACCAGGGTTCAATGCGTTTGGATTAATATTAACACTATTTAATAGAGAATTAGAGCTGCTACCCAAGCTGCTACCCAAATTCATAGCTTCGCTAAAATTAGCACCAGGTCCTGTCATATTAAATGGGTTTACATTACCACCACTATTTCCTCCAATAACATTACCCTTTCCTGGGATAATCTTTGAAAGACCGGGAACTCCTGTTAGAGCACCAAGACCGCCAGCCAGACCTTTACCCCAATGGAAAGTACCACCGGCTCCAGCCCCTAAACCACCTGAAAGGACTCCACCAGCAAGCGTTACTACATCTGTAGCGATTTTGCCCCAATCAGTGTAAGCAGCTAGTCCTTTAGGAAGTGCATCTGGCATTTCACGATCTGGTGGTTCAAAGACAGGTTGATACTCAAGCACTGGTAGTTCTCTAACGGGAGGAATTTCAGGAGTTTCTTCTGGTTTAAGCGGTTGAATGTTATTAAGATCAGCTTGCTTACGCTGCAAAGCAATACGATCACGTACAAGCTTATCATTAGCCATAAGGTTATCACGACTAATATCCATCTTAGCTTGATCTAAATCAAGTTGATAGTTTAATTTTGATAATTCAAGATCAGCACTAGCTTCTGTAGTAAGCAGTTGGTTGACAATATCACGTTGATTAAAGAACATGTCAGCTGCAACTTTACGTTGCTGTTGTACTAACTGCTTAGACATCTGTGCCTTGGCTGCACCAAGTTCAGCTTTAATACCTTGTTGTGCTTTACCAACTGATACACCAGCACCACCACGTGCAGCTAGTTGACCACCTGCTTTAAGTGCTTCAATGTTTGCTTGACGTTTACCAAATGCTGTTTGAGTTTTAGCAACATCTAAAGCTTGATAAGAAGTTTCTTTAAGCCTACCCAATTGAATATCAGCACCAGCTTTAGCACCAGCTTTCTTTAAATTGAGACCAGCAGATGCTGCACTAAAATTAAGGAAAGTCTGTGCTTTATCAAACTCCATGCCAACAAGAGTTTCCTGCATGTAGCGTGACTGTTGCCTCATAGCTTGATCAAAGGCTATTTCATTAAAACCCTTTTGATCAGTATAGCGTTGCATTTGTGTATCATACACACGCATCGCTTGCTCAAATTCATAATCACGCTGCTCTACAGCAAAATTACGTTGGTCGTAAAGCTGCTGGTTTTGATAGTTACGAATAGTTGTGTCGTTTCTTTTTTTAAACTCAAGACTTTCTTTGGCGTAAGCAGTTTGAAGCTGCTGAATACCGTTAAACTCCCTTACGGCTTTTTGATTAGCTCTATCTTGAGCTTGTCTGGTTTTTCTTTCAGCCTCTCTTTTAGTTCCATCGCCAATACCAAGAAATGACATACTCAGACCCTCCTATAGAAACGAGGTGTATATTGTCCTTCCCACATCATCGCATTAACTGCAACTGGGAACGGTGAATTGTTAAACATTCTTACTCTAAAGTTTTCAGTACGTTGATGAATAGGAAGAATAAATACATTCTCTGTATCTAGCGGTACATCATTGGCTAGATAGGTGTTAGCTTCAATAGTGGGTTGGATGCTAAACCACTCTTTAATGTAGAATTTAATTTCCGCATTATTAGCAGGAGCAGTGTCAAACACAATAGTTGTGTCGTTAGTGAAACTAAAATCAGTGTTTGCAATACCATTAACACTTACTTTAACGTCAGACCTATCTACATAATCAAGGTCACGTTTGTTAAACGTATAGGTAGTGGTAGAACCATCACCAGTAAACTTAAGTTCATAAGGTAACCTACCTGTTTGCTGTAGTTTAAAGCTCATCATACCGGACAAACCGACAGAGAACTTCATACGTGCAATAGTAAGGTTAGCAGTAAAGTCTGCTTCAACCCTTTGTGGGCGGAAATAAGTACGTGGTAGTTCAACATCAAAGTTATACTTAAACCCAACGACAACATCAGAAGCTACGCTAGTCAGGTCTTTATTAGTAATGCTGAAGTAATCGCCTGTACCATCTGTACCACGTTCAGGGGTTACAGTAAAACCAGATTCAACAAATGAACCTGTTTGTGTAGTACCTTTAATAACAATGATAGGTGTCAATGACGACACATCATTATAAGGTAAATAGCACTTAGTTGTCTTTGTAGCAGAATCATACGTAACGCTAGAAGCAGTTGCATACAAGTCTACACATGGGTTAACACGTTGACCTTGGTTATTAACAATAATAGCTTCTTCTGGTGACTGACTTAAAGCTGCTTTACTGATGGTAAACTGGTTACCTTGTTTGGTAACAGCATACATGTCATCAGTATTAGTAGCTAAGAACTGTACAGTACCTGGCATCAACCAACTAACCCAAGACTCCATCAAGTTCTTCTCTCCATCATTATAATAACGGAATAAGAACACTTCATTTGAGTCTTGACCACTCAACGCAATCAACGAATTTTGTGGACTAGTAATCATATCCTCAACATCAGGACTGATCCACTCTTTAACCACACGACTGATGTCTAGTACCTGAGGGTTCTCTTGTTGACCCCTAGTTACCATGCCAAATACACGTGAATACCCAGGTGTTTTGCTAACAAAATTAATGTTAGTACCGACGTCAACAGGGTCAATGTTTTTATCTACCTCATAGTTAGAGATAGTTCTGATGGTAGTTAGTGATGGTGTTAACACACCAGTATCAGAGAACATGATAAACTGCTGATCTGCAGAGAACAGGATTACACCTTGTGCTGTAGGAATCACAGCATGAAGTGCAGTAGGTCTCGTAGAAGAGCAACTAATATCAATAGGATCACTATCAATAGAAGTTTGAGCAGTCTTAACGTAGAAATTATAAAAATCCCCAGACCTGCTCATAATTACATTATCTTTAGATAAAAATCCAAGACGATTGTTATGGAAGAAACCAGCAGTAATTTTGTTATCTACAAACTTAGGTTGTGGGTTGGTAGTATCATCACCAACCAATCGATCTTCGTAATCAATTTGACGGAAGACAAAGGTATTCAAGGCTGTATTAACAAGCTCATGAGGCATTGTAGAGTTAGTGAAACCAGTAGACACAGAAGGATCAACTGTTTCTTCCCAATAACCTTCACCGCTCACACCATCGTGTGCTACAAATTTAACCCAATAATCGTCTTCAGCAGCGCCAGTGTTGACGATTTTTAAAATACGACCTTGAAGTGATTTATCTGGAAGATCAGAAACATCAGCTACTTCATCCTCAAGAGAGACTAAATATGTGTTAGTAATACCACCTTCCGCCTGTACCTCCATATCAGAAGTACATTCTAGCTCTAAAGAGTTACTTAAACGTGTAATTGTAAGACCAGGAGTACCACTTAGATCACTTTCCAAATCAGTAAGCACTGAGTTAACATCATCAGAAGAGCTGGTATTATAAGTAGCAGAATATGTTGTACCCCCAATCACAACATCAATAGAGTAAGTTTCAGCATCACCATACTGCTTAAGCACAACACTAGCTTTACGGTTTGGTGTGTAAGAAGGTGCAGCTGTTACTGTAACTGTTGTGTTAGTGTTAATAATAATAGAAGTGTCTTGTACTGTGATAATTTTGTAATTATCTTTAGTACCATTTAAGTAACCAGTTCCATCAGGATAACTAACAGTACAAGTAGCACCACTTTGTGCGTTCCAAATACTAATACTTGTACCTTTAATGACACCAATATATTCTTCATCATCATCTCTGTTGATGTAGAACCATTTACCGTCATCATAAGTGGTACCAGTTCCAAGATTTAGAACATGTTTAAATCCAGGTCTTTTAGTTAATCCAAAGGTGGGGTCAGGATAGCCATTATAACACTCACGTACTTGACCTGGTAGTATTCTATCGTCTGATTGTTTTGATACCCCACCTAAATAATTTGTGATTCGTTGAGTTACTGCTGGCATTACCTATAAAGCGCGTGGAACGGTTTGTAAGATTGGTAATTATTAGTCTCTCCGCTATGACCGAAGAAAGTATAATCACCTTGATTGCACTCATACTCAACAAGATTAGACCTAAGATAAGCTTCTTTTTGTTGAAGGATTTGGTATTGGTTAGGATCACCAACAATACGACTAGATACAATAGCTGCAGCTCGTGCAGTGATGTAGTCTTGGACAGCTGTAGGGAGATCAACCCAGTCAAACAACCAGGTAATATCACATGCTACATTATCTTTACCTTCAGCCCAATCATAGGAATGGCTGATCTTGTCGTATAGTTTACCATTGCGCCTTACGACATCATAACTCATATTATTAGGGTTAGATGATAGGTCAATTTGGAGTACGTTGTTAGGAATTTGGATTTCGTTGTTATTATCAGGAATCATTTCATAGTTAAGTTCCCGATTAAATGACCAACCTTCCGCCTGTACTTCCCGAGAGACTTCTAACAAAGTCCCATAGGCAATCGCAACGTCCGGGTTGGTTTGATCTAGGGTAGTGACAGGCGCTTGCCCACATGATTGCAAGATTTGATTAACAGCAGGTAGTTCCTGTGTTGCATTAGTGGTAGGAAAAGCCATTGATTATCATTCTCAATAAGAAATTAAAAAAAAGGAGCCCCCGAAGGAGCCCCCAAAAAAGGATCAGAATGCAGTAGGTGCAGTAGCACCAACGTACAGCTCAACGGCTGCAGCAGGGTTGAGGTAATCACAACCGCAAGCCAGACGACCCAGCATCACATCACCTTGATAGATAACGGACACGTCGCCGCTGGTCACTTGGACCTGGGGACCAATTGCTTCCACCATACCGGCGGCTTCCTTCTGGAAGATCAGACCACAGGACTTGGCACCAACTTCAGCAGCAGTACCATAATCATTGTTGATACCAGTAGAAGCGTCAGAGGCGTTCTCCAGGGCTTCACCAACGAAAGAACCGGTGTTAGCAGGAGCGGTCACACCAGTAGTACCACCATAAGCAGTACCATATTTACCCAGGAACGGAATGTTCATGGACTTGTAGATCTTGATACCAGCGATCTCCACGATACCCTGACCACTTTGCAGTGCGGTACCTTGAACATCACGGTTCACAAGACCGTTAGAACCGACAGCTTGGATCAGTTCATAGTATTGACGGGGGTTCAGGACAGCCACACGACCGTCGGAAGACACACCCTTTTCATCCAGAGCAGCGGCAGCATCATAGAATGCAGACACAAGGTTAGCAGCCACATAAGCGTCAGAATCGTTAGTGGTAGAACCAACACGAATCTGAGTACCACCGGGCTCAACGTAGCCAGTAGCAGACACAGGAGAGGCAGCACGTGCACCACGAGCAATAGCACGGAAGGCAAGACGGTCATACTTCTCAGCCAGAGCATAGCCGATCTTACGGCTGATTTCAGAACGGAGGTCGTAATGAGCCAGAACTTCGTCCAGTTCATACACGAATGCGGAGCTGATCAGAAGGTCATCAATAGTGATGGTCTTCTCAGCCACCGGGGGTGCACCGTTGCTGTCACCCAGGATGCTGTTTCCAGGAGTATGGAACTCAGACTTTGTACGACCCGTGTAGATGAACTGCAGAGATTTGCCGTTCTTCAGGGTACGCTTCATGATCAGATCCCGAGCAATAGTATTGTACTGGAATCCTTTGAACATCTCACCGCTAAAAAGCTTGAGATACAGAGCACGGGTATCACCCGTAAGGTTAGCCTGACCCAGCTGAGTAAGCTGAGTAGGGTTAACAGAAGATTGAAA